TTATATACATAGAGAACGGGGATGGAACAATGCTTTGGAAAGCAGTAGATTCTATGCCTTGTATTCTTGAGTATGATCTAAACTTTGATTGATATGAAACCACTTCATCATTTTATAGTAAGATTACCTAATAAGTTTAAAGAAGAAATAAAACTTGGTGATAAAACCACTTTAAAGCTTGTTACGAAGTTTAACGAGTTTGAGCATAGGTTTAATTATGGAGAGATTGTAGGATGTCCTGTAGACTGTCCAATAGATAATTGTACAGGTAAAACTCTTTACTTCCATCACCACGTAGTAATGGAGCAAATGTATGATATCGGAGAAGATCTTTACCTCGTCAACTATGAGCCTCTTGGAGGATATTCAAACCACGCCATCGCAGTTGAAGGCGAAGATGGTGATATTGCTATGCTTGGGGATTGGTGTTTCGTTACACCCCCTATTGAGAAGGAAGAGGAAACAAGTAATTCTGGTATCATTCTTACTCTCAAGAAAGAACCAGAACTGGAAGGAGAACTACTCACGATACCCCAGGATTCAGAGTGGATTGGAGCGAAGCCTGGTGATTTGGTGGGCTACACAAAAAATTCAGAATACGAAATGGAGCTTTTAAATGGGGAAAAAGTGTATCGTATGAGAACAACAGAGTTGGTGTATGTCAAAGAAGCATAAATTCACCACAGTAGAGGCATCAACAAGATTACTGTCTTCAATGGAGGTAGCAATCAACAATATGATTGACGAAATTAGAAAGCCTGTAGACAGTGATCTATCTGGATCTCAAAGAAAGGCTGAGTTACAAAGTATTAAGCAAACAGCAACAGATGCAAAAGAACTTCTTATTGAATACCAAAGACTTGAACAAATGGTTAGAGAACTCAGAGAAACAGGAGGACTCGAAGCTGAACAAGATTACTCTGGAGGATTCGCAGAAAAGTTCTCAAAGTAATCAGATATTCTGTTACTGGGATTATTAATTAAATGAAATGGCTGGTCTTAAAAAAGTTGAAGGGTACGATGAATACGTTATTAACATATGCCCCAACGATACAGAGGGTGAGGTTGTCACCATCGGTGGGGTTGATATTCAACTTCCCAAAACTCCTACGAAAAAAGAAATACTCTTTAATGAAAGGGAGCGCAATATGCAAATGTGGGAAAGACTTCCTGTGCCAATCGAATTGCAGAGGATTCGCTCTATGGATGAGTGGTATGAAATGCCATCCGACTTCAAAAAGCGTTTTTCTCCGTACATCGAAAAAGAGTTTGACCGTAGGCGTAACGGTGTTTGGTTCTACAATAATGGTGAGCCTGTCTACATTACAGGGAGACACTATATGCTTCTCCAATGGAGTAAAATGGACATCGGATACGCCTCCTACCTAGAGTTTCAAAGAAGACTTTTTATACACTTTGCTGCCTGCGAAGCAGACGCTAGATCTATAGGACAGATGTACACTAAGTGTAGACGCTCAGGATATACTAATATGTCAGCAGCTATACTCGTAGATGAAGGTACGCAAGTAAAAGATAAGCTACTGGGTATACAGTCTAAGACGGGTAAAGATGCGCAGGAAAACATCTTTATGAAGAAGGTAGTCCCTATGTTTAAAAGCTATCCATTCTTCTTTAAGCCTATACAAGACGGTACTACGAATCCACGTATGGAATTAGCATTCCGTGAGCCATCTAAGCGTATCACTAAGAAGAATAAAACATCTAATAAAGGGGAAGCTCTCAATACTATTATTAACTGGAAGAACACCACTAATAACGCATATGATGGTGAGAAACTTCACCTTATGTATTTAGATGAAGCCGGTAAGTGGGAGCGCCCTACAGATATACGAGAAGCCTGGAGGATTGAAAAAACCTGTCTCATTGTTGGTAGGAGAATTATAGGCAAGGCTTTAGTAGGATCTACTGTAAACCCTATGGACAAGGGAGGAAATCAATACAAAGAACTTTGGAGAGATTCAGATCCAGAAGATAGAAACGCAAATGGAAGAACAAAAACTGGTCTTTATAGACTATTTATACCCGCCTATGAAGCGCTTGAAGGATTCTTCGATAAGCACGGAAACCCTATTGTTGAAGACCCTGAACATCCTGTACAAACGATTGATGGAGATTATGTAGATATAGGGGCTAAGACGTATCTAAAGAACGAAAGAGACGCTTTAAAGCACGATGCTCGTGAGCTTAATGAGTTTATACGTCAGTTCCCATTTACAATAGATGAAGCTATGCGTGACTCTATTGAGGGTTCTACATTCAACATTGGTAAAATATATGAGCAGGTTGAGTTTAACCAAGAGCTTTACCCTAATCCAGTAGTACGTGGAAACTTCCAATGGAAAGACGGAGTAAGCGACAAAGAAGTTGTCTTCAGTCCAAACCCACAAGGTAGGTGGAGGGTAGCTTGGATGCCACCAAATGAGCTTAGAAATAAGTACGTAATTAAGTACAACAAGAAGCACCCAGGAAATGACCACATAGGCGTTGGCGGAGTCGATAGCTATGATTTAGATTCTACTACAGACAACAGGGGTTCTAAGGGGGCTTGTCATCTCTATAACAAATTCAGTATGGCAGCGCCACCTAATATGTTTGTAGCTGAATATGCATCTCGTCCGCCACTGGCTAGAATATTCTATGAAGATGTTCTTATGGCTTCGTTTTTTTATGGCTATCCGCTATTAATTGAAAACAATAAGTACGGTATTGTAAGATACTTTGAATCAAGAGGTTACGAAGAGTATGTTATGAAAAGACCAGAGCATCTAAAGACTCCTGGATCTGTAAACACAAAGACTCGTGGTATTCCCTCTAACTCACAAGATGTTATACAGGCGCACGCCCACGCTATAGAAGCTTACATAGAAGAACACGTAGGTATAAATAGTGAGACAGGCGAGATGGGCAAGATGTATTTTGACCGCACACTGGAAGATTGGATTGGGTATAAAATAGATAATCGTACAAAGTTTGACCTTACAATTAGCTCTGGGCTGGCTCTGCTTGCAGCTCAGAGAGTTAAGAAAGAAAAGAAGGAATCTAGCTTTGATGATAAGAAGTTTTTTAGACGATATACCAAAGAGTTAAGGCGTTGATAGGCAGTGGTTTAATTTAGTATATTTGCAAGGAAGTATTTTGCGAAACGCTATATGTACAATAAAGATAATGAAAACGGAAAGTATGGTAATTTTCCAGACCCATTTGCCATACACGGTCAAAAAACCTCCAAACCTTACGGTCTAAAATACGCCAAAGCTATTGAGAAGCAATGGGGTCATTCTGATGATGAACGAAGTTTGTTCAGACGCAGGCTTAAGGACTTTGAGACAAATCGTGATTACGCAAACGGTACACAAGATACTTCTATCTATAAACAAATATTAAACTCTTTAGATCCGAACAGTGGTGACGGAACGTTATTAAATCTTGACTGGTCACCAGTTCCTATCATTCCTAAATTTGTAAAGATTGTTGTAAACAACATTCTATCAAAAAAACCGTATCCAAACGTTGCTGCAATTGACCCTCTGTCTCAGTCTGAAAAAGACAGAAAGAGAGCAGAGAAAATGTTTGAGGTAAAGAACAAGCAGATGATTCAAGAGATGAATCAAGCTGGTGTAAACACAGGTATATCTGAAGAGGACATACCGGAAACACCAGAAGAAGCTGAAATCTTTATGGATGCCAATATTAAGACAGCTGCTGAAATCGCTGCGCAGATTGGTACAAATTTAACTCTAGAGTGGAATGATTTTGATCAGCGCATATACCGTAGAGCAGTAAACGATTTAGTTACTTGTGGTATTGGTGTTATAAAAAGAAACAACGATCCAAACTATGGAATCACAGAAGAGTACATTGACCCAGCATTCTTCTTCCATAGCTACACCGAAGACCCTACTTTTAGTGACCTCATATACGCAGGACACGTCAAAAAGATTAGCATCTCTGAGCTTAAGCGTATTGCTCGTGATGAGTTTACAGAAGAGCAGTATTCTAAAATAGCCCAATCTGTAAAAAACAAATATCAGAACAGAGCAGACAAGCTTTCTTACAAGTACTACGATGAAACCTTAGACCGCACCACATACGGATACGATGAGTTTATTGTTGAGGTTATGAGCTTTGAGTTCTTATCTGTAGACGATATGATGTTTGAGGAGAAAGGGTCTAGATTCGGTAATAGCAACTTCTACTACAAAGGATTTGAATACACTCCTCCAAAGGAATCGGTATTTGATAGAAAACCCTCATCAATGAATGTAGCCACTGTTTACGGTGGTAACTATATAGTAGGATGTGATTATATGTATGACTACGGTCTTAAAAAGAACGTTCCTAAAAACATTCACGATTTAACAAAAGCTAAACTGTCATACTCTGTGGTTTCCACAAACCTGCGCAGAATGATGCCTAAGTCTCTTGTAGGGTCTGTAATAGGTTTTGCTGACCAGTTGCAATTGTCTCATTTGAAGCTTCAGCAGTCTATTGCTAAAGCTAAACCAGATGGTCTAATTGTAGATATTGAAGGTTTGGAAAACGTACAGCTAGGTAAAGGCGGAGAGCTACAGCCATTAGACATCCAAGATATTTATGAGCAAACCGGTGTTTTTTATTATCGCAGTAAAAACCCAGAAGGTGGATTCCAAAATCCTCCAATCAGGAGTTTAGATAACAGTATTAGAAACATCAACGAGCTTATTAGCATTTACAATCATAATCTTCGTCTCATTCGTGACACGACAGGTATTAATGAAGTAATGGATGGGACTTCTCCAAAAGGAGAGCAGTTGGTAGGCGTTCGTCAGCAAGCTATGGCTGCTGGTAATAATGCAATCTACGATATTACAAACGCTTCTATATACCTATACTCAAAAGTATGTGAAGACATAGTAAAATGTCTACAGATATTACCTACCGAATCCGTACTGTATCAAGTGTATGCTAAGGCTATAGGCAAGAATAATATGGATGTTCTTTCTTCGTTTGGAGACTTACCGATGTATAACTTCGGAGTCAAGGTTCAGACAGAAATGGATGACACAGAAAAGTCATATCTAGAGCAAAACATTCAAATTGCATTATCTCAAAAAGAAATAGATCTTGAAGATGCAATGGCTGTAAGACAACTAAAAGATGTTGATCAAGCCGAAAGACTGCTAATTATTAGACGCAAAAAACGTATGCGTCAGCAACAAGAGATTGCCCAGCAAAACTCTCAGATGCAGGCTCAGATGAATCAAGCAACAGCTCAGGCAAGTTCGCAAGGCAAGATGCAAGAGATTCAAATGCAGTCTCAAAGTAAAATCGCTGAGATTCAAGCTGACGCTCAAGCTAAGGCTCAGTTGCTACAATTAGAATATCAACTTAAGTCTCAATTAGAATCTATAAAGGGGATGACCGGTCAGGATCAGCGCTCGCAGGATATGAACTTCAAAGAGTCTCTTGAAATGAAAAAAGAGGACAGAAAAGACAAGAGAACAGAGAAGCAAGCAGCCCAGCAATCTAAGATGATCTCTCAACGCCAAGGCAAGCGTGGTGAGCTTACTGATGATAGTGATACGGGTTTAAGTCAACTTCTTGATAACCAGTAAATTAGTACCTTTGTAATATGGCAACCAGCGTAAACTTAGACATAGCATCAAGAGTAGATATAACCTGTAGAAAGGGCGATACATTTACCTTAGAGCTTACATTTAAAGATGAAGACGGAGTGGTTATTGATTTATCTACCGGTTATGACTGGGTGATGCAAGTTCGTGAGTCTGACACCTCAACAACATTCGCTCTTAGTGGTGACTCTAATGATGAAGCTGATAACGACTTTGGTTTTGTAAGTGATGCCAATGGCGTGCTTACGATTTCTTCTCCAGCGTCTATTATGGCAACTATAGATGGTGGCATCTACGTTTACGATTTACAGTCCGTTCAAGGTTCAACTATTGTGACTTGGATGTATGGAGTGTTTAAAGTAAACGAAGACGTCAGTGAGTAATACTATAGAAATACAGAGCGGTGCTACTACTAGCATTAGCGTAAAACAGACAGGATACAACAAATCTACAGTTGTAAATCAACCTGTTCAGAATACCATTGATATTTCGGGACTCAAGGGTGGTGGTGACCTCAGCTATGTGCATAATCAAACCACCGCTTCCGCTGTATGGAATGTAACTCACAGTTTGATTAAGAAGCCCGCTGTCACTATTATAGATGAAGAGGGCTATGAGGTAGAGGCTGATGTCCAGCACTTATCGG